TATAATGGCTGAATTTGCACCGCCTTCTGCTTTTAAATAGACGTGTCCACCATTACCCGTAGATTCTAAACTAATATCGCTGAGTGCTTGATTTGGTTTTATTACGGGTATTTGTGTTCCCGATAAATCTATTTTTAAATCTGATGTTCCACTAAAAGTAGCATCACCCCCCGATGAGAGATTAAGTGCAGAAGAAACATTTGCATATTGAGACGGAGGAAAAAACGATAATAGATCATTAACGGTATCTAACTGAATGTCCGCAAAACGATTAACAGAACTTGACGTTTGCCCTTGAAATCTAACAAGTGGTGATATAGATGTAGTTGATGTACCTATTCGTAATTGAAGATTTCCCGATGTTTTGCCTATTTGATGAGTATCTGTTGGTGTAACTCCAATACCCACATTACCCGTTGTTCCTTGAATAAACAAAGCATTGGTACTACCCGTTGTTTGAAAAGAAATATTACTACTATTTCTTGCATTAAATATATTTGTATTGTAAGGTGCTGATGCAGTATATACTGCTTTGGTAATACCAAACATTATAGGACTATTCGTAGCACTTGAATCCCTAAAAAATAATTCGTTAAATAAACTTAATTGCCCATTATTATCAAAATACACCCTAACATTACCATCACCATCTGAAATAATAATGTGGTTGGATGATTGTCCATACACGCTCCCATCATTTGAGCCAAGTATTACATTTTTAGTACCCGTTGTTACTGATCCACCCGATTGATAACCTATAAAAGTATTATATCCTCCCGATGGTGTACCCGTAGTATCTAATTGACTTCCCGAACCATAACCGACAAGAGTATTTCTTGTACTTGTACTTACATATGCTCCCGCAACATGCCCAATGGCAATGTTAAAATGCCCCGTTGTTACGCTAGATAAAGCACTACTACCTACCGCAATACATTTTATTGCTTCAGTTACGTTTTGTAAAGCATTATGTCCTATTGCTACATTGTCTGTGCCTATTGTTAAATCTTTTAAAGAATTATAACCAAAAGCTACATTTCTAGTACCCGTTGTTACTGATAATAAATTATCTAAACCAAAACCCGTATTATAATTTCCCGTAACATTAGCAATGTTTCCTCCACCTATATTATAACTTGATGCATCTTGATCTAATGTTATTTTGTTATTAGTATCAATTTCTAATGCAGACATACCTTTAATAGTACTACCATCTGTCCAAATTGCTACTTGATTAGTAGTTGGTGTTCCACTTATGCTTACATCACCCGATGCTACCTCAAAAGCGTAATTACCATTACCATCGGCAGTTAAAACGTGTCCATCACTACCCAAACCACTAGTTATACCCGATATAGCACTTGCACCATTACCTAATAAAATACCCGTTAATGTTGTTGCTCCCGTACCTCCTTTTGTTACGGGTACGGTTGCTAGTGCTATAACACCGGCATTTGATATTGTTGCATCACCACTAATAGCAGTAGATACTGCTTGGTTACTAGCGTTTCCTAGAAATATTTTAGCACTATTTAAATTAGGTACTGCATTTGTCCTAAATGCTCCTAGTACCGTTAATGCTCCTCCATTACCTCCCTTAATTACTTTACCTATCTTTTGTATTAAATTAGCCTCTCCCGTTGGTGCAGTATCAACCAATCCACCCGCAGTTGTGGAACTTACAAATAATTCATCTCCCGTATCAAAATCTCCTATAGTACCACTTGATGATAAATTTAATCCCGTTAATTCACCACTAGTTATACATTCACCCTCATCGTTAATATTGTTGAGGCTTTCTTTCATTATACCAAGAGCGGGCATTGTTGTGCTACTATCTGCTTTTGCCTTACTTACTTGAGGATTATCACCCGTACCTCCACTTATATATACAACATCACCTTTTGACAATACTTCTGCTGCTTTTACTTTTTGCAGTAAAGCACCATTTATATCACCATTAAATTGAGCAGATGTAGTTATCTCTAAATCAGTAGTGTTTCCTTGGGTTAAAACTTCTTGTAATGTCTGATTATCACTACTTGTTATCCAACTTAATGTACCACTAGCATCTGTACTTAAAACTTGTCCACTAACCGTACCATCAGCACTAGGAAATGTGTAAGCATTGTAAAATCTAATTGATGTAGTAGATAAATACAAAGGCAATGCGTTTCCTCCACCATCAGAAATTTGTACAAAACTTGATGATATAGCACCATTACCGATAGATTTTAATAAACCTAAATAGCTATCCTTTATTTTATTTCCCGTTAATGCTGCCATGTTATCTTTTCTTTTTTAATGCTTTTCTTATACTTCTAGGTAAACGTCTCTGAGAATACCATACTGCCGGAAAAAAGAATGGATGAGGTTTTGTTCCATTTTTTAAAACATCCATAATAGCTGCTCCTATACCATCCTCGCTAAAACCTTTTCTTTTAAAATAATCAGTTAATCTTTTTACTACATCACCACTCTCACCTTTCATACCTCTAAATGTATTAGCATAAGAAGTAAGACTTGATGGGGGATTTGCTCTTTTTCTTGTTCCAAACTCTACAAAAGCACCATGAACAGAATTAACAACTAATTTCCATTGCTTTATGTTTTTGTTTTTCTTTCTTGTTACTTTCAAACTATTTCTTAAATCACCATTATCAACAGATTTATTTTGTTGTATGTTAGATTGCGCTCTCTTTTTAGCACTTACAATAAACTTATCAAAAACTTTTTCTAAATTTTTGTTTTTTGCATGAAACAATCTATTTGATTCAATAGATATTTTATTTACGTTATTTTTAAATGATAATCCCATTATTCTATAACGTTACAAACTAATTCAACAATTCTTTGATAACTTTCTTGTGCAGATACAGACACAATACTATAATCCTTATTTCTCCAAGTAATAAAATTAGATTTACTTAATAATGGATCGGGTTGTGCGTTTCTTATTCTAAAAACCCATACTCCTTCCAATATGTTTTGATTACCGGTTAAGTCTTGTATATCAGTACGTCTTTGGTATATATCTGCCCAAGTTTCCAATACATCTGTAGTTGCATCTAAAGATCGTTGTCCGGTATTGCTTATACTATAAGTTCTAGATTTAATTATTATTCTTTCCCTCATATAACAATAGGTTTGTACGGAGACATTAATTGAATTGTCTCTGTAGGTGGTGCAGTTGGTACATCCTTATCAAAGAAACTTCGATTATTATCGTACATAACCTTAATGTAGGCTAGGGTTGCTAGTTTTATTTCACTTGGAACGGTAGAACCATCTGAATTATAAGATACGTTTACAGTTTCATATGATTTGTTAAAATCTAAAACTAAACTTCTTGTCCTACTATCAACTAATCCATGTGAGGTAAAATCAGTATTCTCAACAAAAGTACCGCTACCGTCAGAATCGTGAGTATTATAAGTAACACTAGTAATGCTACTAGCCGGACAAAACAATAAATCAATATATTTTTCGTTTGCATCATATTGAATAAGTATATCTCTATTTTTCAATGTCTGCTTAAACTGTCTTTCTATATATGAGGCTGCTGCTTGAAACATATCACCGATAAGAGTATCATCAGTAGAGTTGTCTACTTTTAAATAATTCTTTATCTCAGTTAATGATAGGTAATCAAAAGTTGCCCCTTCACCACTAGCATCGGTAATAGTGTAATTAATCATTATCTAATTCTTCAAGTAAACGAGATACTTTCCATCTCTTGTCAGCTTCTTTATCAAACTTATCTAAATATTTTTCTCTTAATACATCAATGTCTTCTTCTTTTGTTTCAACCTCTACTTTTAATTCTTTGGTTTTAACTTTTGATGTTTTTTCTTCTTTATGAGCAAAATCGTAAGTTTCGTAAATTGCTTGTTTTGTTTGTATTAAATGCATTTGATCTGATTTTGAAGAAACAGATAAAATATCACCTACGTTGAATTGTCTACCTTCATGCATGAATCCAACTACTACTTTCATGTTTGCCATATTACTTTGTTTTTAAAAGATGTTCTAAAATTTTATTATTTAAATTTTCTATACTTCCTAATCTATGCCCTATTTCATTTCTAAATTGCTGATCAGATGTACTATTAACTTTTACCTCACTTTCAACTTCAATAACCTTTTTTTCAAGATTATCTAATCTTTGATCATTCTTCTTAAGATGAGCGTTTTGCTTCTTGTCAATCATTTTATGTCCCAAAACGGCAGAACCGCTACCCGTTGCTCCTATTCCTAATAATGTCATTAGTTCTGTCCAATGTGCATTTAGCCATTCGTTCATTATTATTGCTTGATAATATCTTGCGCCTCATCTAAAGATATAGTGCCTTTTATTGCCATGTATATTACACCTACCGCTACAACAAGCCTAATTACTTGCTTAACGAATCTAGGTGTTAATTTAAACTTACCTTGTCCTCCTTCCGGACTTTTTACTTGTTCTATAACTTCTCCCGCTAATGGGATAGTTGATTCAATAATATTTAATAGTACTTTAAACATATCTTTTTTTTAAAACAAAGATAAATAAAAAAAGCCACCCATTTTTGAGTAGCCTTTTAACATAAACAATAAAATAAAATTAAAAATAATCTTTATTCTGAATTACGGATGTCATTCTAATTGGAACATCATATCCAAAAACTTTATTTACCTTTTGTATATCGCTAAGAAATATTTTTTCTCTATTTAAATATTTATCAAACACTTCATTTGCGTTGTTTAAATCTTTTTTTAATTCAAGAACATCTTCTCTTAGTCTATAATATTCTTTATTGTTTGTTTCTAAATTCTTTTGCTTTTGTTTCATACCATTTTGCTTTTGCTAAATCTCTTTCAATTGGTTGATCGGGTTTTGCCCCAATTCTCATTCGATATTTAAAAGCAGACATTTCACAATGTTGTATAAATGCATTTTTGCCCCAAATATCTACCATCATTTCAAATGTTTCTTTACTTGATGATTTGTAATGATTAGGATTTACATAATCGTATTCTTTATCCATTTAACAATTTTAAAAATAAAAAACATAAAAACAAAGAAAAAGGGATGCAAAATGCACCCCCCTTTCAAAACAAACACACATAAGTGGTTTATGCGTTCATACTTGCAATTGCAGTTGAGAATGCTCCCCAAACAAAAGCATTTGGGTTGTGAATTGGTAATCCAATTCTTTCAGTAGCCTTAACTGTAACCAAATCCTTAACAAAGTTGTCAGAATGTGATTCAGAGAAAGATATTTCCATATCCTCTCTAATTGCTAGTGTAGCTCCTAAACCGAAATCACCTACAATAAACTTATCAGCAGTTACGGCAGTTGATGGGAATATAGGTACACCTAGTACAGTTAATACACCGTTAACAAAAACTACATAGTTAGCGTTAGCATCTTTATGCAAGAACATTTTGTTGTAATCAGTTGGATTAACCATAATTGCGGTAGGAGAATACTCAGCAAGTTGTGCTTGATTCTTGGCAGCAATTAATACATCAAACTCATTAGTGTATGCAGATGCATCAGCACCAAAGAACTGATAAAAAGATGCACCCGAAGAAACGTCAAATTGCGATCCACCACCGGCAGTCATAAGTCCTTGTAGGTTAGCACCCGTACCCGCACCAAACAATATTTGCTGATCTTCAACATTCATA